TTGGTTTATTTACCCCCAAAAACGACAGCATTACCCACTATCAGGCGTGATAACCTAAGTCATGACTACATTCGACCAGATAGCCTTAAATAGCCCTGATGGGGCTTACCTAGGGGCGACAGAACCGCGTATTCGGTCAAAACCAGTCGATTTACCTTCACGCGGGCAGGAAATGATAGATTTCTGCGAATCAATTGGGTTTGAATTGCTCCCTTGGCAGAAGCTTCTAGCCATAGAGATGCACCGCGTTAAGCCAGATGGCCGTTGGCATCACAACGAAATTGGAGTCCTAGTAGCTAGACAAAACGGAAAATCTACATTTCTGGCACTACGTATATTATGGGGAATGTTCGAATTGGGTGAAAAGTTGCAAGTTCACACTGCCCACAAGCTGACAACTTCTTCTGAAATCTTCTGGAAAATAGATGAAATCATTCAAGCAAATCCTAAATTGGCTGGAAAGTTTGCCAAAAAATATGAAACTAAAGGATCGCAGGAAATTAAATTAGCTACTGGTTCGCGTTATCTTGTCCGGGCCAATAACTCAGCTGCTCGTGGCATTGCCGCGCCAGATGTTATTCACTTAGATGAAGTTCGAGAATATGAAGATCCGGAAGTCTGGGCATCGCTTAGATTTACGCAAATGGCTTCAAAGAATCCAATGGCTATTCTTTATTCAAATGCTGGCCATCAACATTCAATAGTTTTGAACAGAATGCGTGAACGCGGATTAGCTGCGGCCGCTGGTTCTGATGATCCTATTGGCTGGTTTGAATGGTCGGCTCCAATGGAAGTTCAAATTGGCGACACACCTGAATTCTGGGAAGGCGTTAGATATTCAAACCCTTCTCTCGGATATACAGTTCACCCAGATAACCTTCGGGCCATTCTTAATGATGAAGAATCGATTGTCCGTACCGAGGTATTGTGTCAATGGGTTTCCCAGATAAACCCAGCAATAAATCCGTCTCTCTGGGATGCGTGTGGCGATGAGTCGGCAGAACTAGACCAGGATCAAGAAACCTGGATGGCTATTGACTTGTCGCCAGACCGCAGGGCAGCAGCTTTAATTGCTGGCCAACAAAAGGGCGATAAATTCGTAGTGGTTCTATTGCAGACATGGGAGAACGCAGTCGCGATAGATGATAAGGCGTTAGCCAATGATTTAGCGGTATGGGTTCGTAAATATCCGACTACAACAGTGGCATATTCAAGGCAAACCGCCGGAGCGGTAGCGGCAAGGTTATCTCCTGCCGGAATCTCTACTACTCCAATCGATGGGGCCTTATATGGCCAGGCATGCGATGAAATGCAATCTGCGATTACCTCAGAACGATTGATCCACAAACGCCAAGAAGAATTTACCAAGCAAGTTCTATCAGCCGTCAAACTTCCATTCAAAGATGGCGGTTGGTATCTAGGCCGTAAGGTTTCCAACTCCACAATCTGCGCCGCCGTTGCGATGGCTATGGTTTCCCACTTCGCGACACGACCGGAAACAGAAGTGGACATCTTTGTCGGTTAAGCGTTACTATTAAGCGTTACGAATAATTTCGTCGCTGTAATTATCCGTAATTGATTCGCCATCAAGCGAGCGCCCCGTAGTTATCCTAATTCTTACGGGGCTTTCGTTTTAGACACACCCATTAAAAATGTCTAAAATTAGACAAATATGCTAAAATTGTCTTAATGGGACTCAAAGACTTTTTTCTTCCAACCACTGCGCCAGCGCCAGTTACAGTCGATGCCGCTGCGTATCCAGCGCCTAATAATGGCCTAATAAATAATTGGCTTTATCCAGTAGCCACAGCATCAAGAGCTTCTGCAATGGCAGTTCCAACAATTGCCCGCGGAAGAAATATTTTATGCTCTCTTGCAACACTACCTTTAGAGCAATATGTTAAATCAACAGGATCACACGTTGAACCCAATCGAGTAATCAACCAACCAGACACACGCATTCCTGGTTCTGCCGTTTACAGCTACGTTGCAGAAGATTTATTATTCGTGGGAGTTTCTTACGGAATTGTAATGTCAATGTATGCGGATGGCCGCATTCAAGAGTGGACACGCATTTCTCCTGATCGTGTTCTTCCAGAATTAAATTCTCTTGGAACTGAAATCATCGGGTATTCCGTTGATAATATAAAAACACCACCATTTGGCGTGGGCAGTTTAATTGTATTCAACGGACTTGATGAAGGTTTCCTTAATCGTGCTGGCCGCACTATCCGGGCGGCTATCGCGTTGGAAAATGCCGCAGAACAATTCGCCAAAGAGCCAGTTCCTATGATGGTTCTTAAATCTAATGGAACAAATTTAACTTCTGAAAGAATTTCAAAGCTTCTTGAATCATGGCGCGTTGCCAGAACTAACCGCAGCACTGCATTCCTAAATGCCGATATTGAATTACAGGCAATGGGTATTGATCCAAACAAACTTCAATTAAATGAAGCTCGTCAGTATGTCGCTTTAGAACTATGCCGCGCCCTAAACATCCCGGCCTTCTTTGCTTCCGCCGAATCAACATCAATGACCTATTCAAACGCAATCAATGAGCGCCGTTCATTAATTGACTTCGGCGGTCGCAACATTCTTCTTGCAATAGAGCAACGCCTAAGCCAACCAGACTTCGTAGGCGCTGGCAATGTTGTTCGTTTCCGACTTGATGAGTTCCTACGCGGAAACCCACTAGAGCGTGCGCAAGTTTACGAAATCCTAAACAGAATCGGCGCAATGAGCGTTGAAGAAATCCGAGAGGAAGAGGATCTACTTAAATGAAAGTAAATCTACCAATTACGCTGACCGCAGCTGATAGCAAAACCCGAACCCTTACTGGTCGCATAGTAACCTGGGGCGAAGAAGGTTTTACTTCTGCTGGTAAAACAATTTTTGCAAAAGATTCAATCTCAATTCCTAAGAACGTCAAATTGCTTCTAGAGCATGACCGCACACGCCCAATTGGCAAACTTACAAGTTATGAAGTTACTGATTCCGGCATCGAAGCATCATTTAAAATTGCTGGCACTATTGCCGGTGATGATTCACTTTTAGAAGCCGCAGAAGGTTTGCGCGATGGCTTCTCAGTTGGAATCAAGTTAAATGAATGGAAGAACGTAGAAGGTTCAATGGTTATTTCATCATCTGAAATGATTGAAACAAGTTTAGTTACAGATCCAGCAATTGATTCTGCTCGCGTTACAGAAGTAGCAGCGACAGAGACAGAAGTTTCTGAGTCAAATGATTCAGATATTAAACCAGAAGGAGAAGACCTAGTGTCCGAAACCGTTTCAGAGTCAGTAACTACCGAAGCGGTAGAAGCTGCAAAGTCAGAAGTAACTGTTAGCGCATCAGCGCCAGTTATGTATTCATCTCCACGTGTTAACCTAAATGTTACCGCTGGACAATTTGCAAAGGCTCAACTAGCTGCATCACGCGGCGATTCAGATGCTCGCGATCTAGTCGCAGCACTACAAGTTGCAACAGTTGCAGAAAACACAGGTATGGTTCCACCTAACTACCTACGCGACGTTATCGGTATCATCGACAACTCACGCCCATTTATCGATTCAATCGAGCGCGCTGCACTTCCAGCCGCTGGAATGAAAATCTTTACACCTAAGCTTGGAACTCAGGCAACAGTAGCTCTAACAGCCGAAGCAGCTGAATTCTCATCAACAGATACAGCAGTTACTTTCCAGGAAGATAACGTGGTCAAATTTGCGGGTGCTGGTATTCTCGACGTCGAACTGGTTGACCGATCAGATCCCAGCTTTCTTGACCTTTATATCCGCGAGTTGGCAGCAAGCTATGCTCAAAAGACAGATGATTATGCACTTGGTTTAGCTCGCGATGGTGCAGTTGGATCATCAGGCGCTTCAATCTACAAGGCAATTGCAGATGGTATTGCAGACTCTTATGGAGTAATGCGCTTTACACCAAACCGCCTAGTAGTTCACCCAACAGCAGCAGGTTCAATTTCATACGCAGACCTACTTGGCGCAGAAGATGGCAACGATCGCCCACTATTCGCGGCAGCAGTTCCACAAAACGCAGGTGGTTTGATTACTCAAGGTTCAACACAAGGCACAGTCGCAGGACTTTCACTTGTTGTAGATCCTAACTACACAGGCGATAAGTTCGCTTTGGTTTATCCATCAGCTGCAATGCGATTCCACGAGTCAGCACAAATCCAACTTCGCACTGCGGTAGTTGCAAATGGTCAGCTTGAAATCGGCCTATACGGATATTGCGCAGTCGTAAATCGCTACCCAACAGCTTTCCGTAAGCTAACAGTAGCTTAATAACAAACTAATCATGGGGGAGTTGCTCCCGGCTCCCCCAGTCGTTATAGAGAGGAAGATATGGCTTCAATAGTTACAGTTGCAGAACTGCGCTCCATTCTCGGCGTATCTTCCGCTCTCTATAATGATGCTTATTTGACAGATATTATTGACACCGCAGAGCAGGTAATTCTTCCTATGCTCACCAGATACGCTCAACCAATCGATGCAGTCGAACTAGAAGATAATGTGGCCACATTCCACACCCTAGGCGCTCACGAGTTTTCTTTAACCCAATCAGTTGTTATCACTGGTTGCGGATCACCATTCAATGGCACTTTCACAATCACTGCCGTTCCAGACGATTACGAATTTTCAGTAGCCCTTACCAACGCAGATATTATTAAAAGAAATGTAATTCCTTCCGGCCTTGCCACACTTTCAGGCGCTTCAACTTATGTTGGAGTATCAGCAGTCGAAT